TCCCCCAACCCGCCGTCCTATCCGCCATCGACGACTGGCAAGCCGAGCGAGAATCTCTAGATTCCAAAACCGCAGCCGACACCGCCGAATGCATGAAAGTCTTCGCTCGTCACGGCCGAACCCTCGCACAAGCAATCGCATACGCGAAGCACATCTTCGAAGCCCAAGACGGTGAGATTCGCTTCATGTCGGGGCATCGATCTAAAGGTCTTGAGTTCGACCGAGTTTATCATCTCGACTCCGAATCAATCCGCCCCGGTGGGCAGGAGGATAATATCAAGTATGTGATCGACACCCGAACCAAAGACACGCTGATCTACATCTCATCTGATAGGAGACACTAATGGCAATTGAAGACATATGTTTTGAAATGGCAGAAGATCAAGATGATGAAAATCTTAAACTAGTTTTAAACACAGCCGGTACAGTAATACAGAATCTACGCCAGAAGCTTGAAGAAGCTCAAGACCGCCTTAAAAAACTCGATGCCCTTGAGGCTGGTGGCGTAGACAATTGGGTATGGTATGACGATGCAATGAGCAGCATCACCGACAAAGACGAAGAGGATTAATCCCTTGGCCCTAACCGACGCAATCGCCGCCTATGACGACTGCGAGAAGCTTTTCGACCGCGCCATCGCCAACCCTAAAGGCATCCGTGCCTGTCTCGGGCTTGGCGAACCCGGTAAGAAAGCTGCTCACTACCTTCGTATGCGCTTGAACCACTATCGCCAACTCCAGCGCCGGGAGTCGATGAAAATCTACGACCGGACTGACCCCAAGTACGGCAAATCCCTCTACGACCGATTCTTCGTGCGCCTAGCCGAAGATGATGCCGGTGAGTGGTGGGTTTACATCGACCCGGCCGGGCAGGAATCACTCATCGTAGCAGTCGAGGAACTAGAATGAAACCGCAACTTCTAGAAGAACTCTTCGAGCGAGCCCTAGCCGAAGAAATCGGATTAGTAGTCGAATGCAACAATCCGCACCAGATGTCATTGAAAGCACATGCCTTTGCTAAAAATGTATCTCGCTATGAACCAATAAATATCTGTGTGCCAACAATTCCCGACACCATCATGCTCGTTAAACGCACCGTGAGTCTCCACAATGTCGAAGCTCCATCGAACGAACATCAACCTCTTTGAATCTGACGTGATCTATCTCCAATCCATCTTCGGCCACGGCTGGACAAACCAAGTTCGGGACATGGTAGCGAAGAAGGTGAAGGAAATCAAAAAGACTCGGGCAGCCCACAACATCGGCGTGGAGGAATATGTAGATGAATGACCTTGATCTTCTCATGTCCCGCATGGAAGAAATCAACGCCAAAGCCGCGACCGAGCTAACTCCATCCGACATCGACATTATCATCGAATACCATCGCCGCCAACGCTCTCGCAAAGCTTCCGGTGAAAAGCCAGTGAAACCTGCGGCCGTTGACATCTCGTCAATCATGTCCAAGCTTACCGCCAAGCCTGTGGCAGAACCGATCAAGAGGAGGATTTGATGGCATTCATCGACGCATTCCCCGACGATGATCTTTTCGTGAAACTTATGCTCGAAGAAACAAAACGCCAGCTCAAAGATTTACTTATGATCGAAGCTGAAAAGCATGTTGATGCAGCTGTTGAAAATGCATCATCTAGACTTAAGATTGTAGTAAATCAATGGGTTGATGCACAATTCAACAAACAGCAAGTTCATATCGAAACAGTATACACGAAAGCTTAGGGGAGGATTTGATGAACTCTCAAGTTGTACTCAATATCATCGCCACCGGAGAGGTCGGTGCAGGTAAATCGCGCGCACTTGAAGTAATCATGAACGCGCTTAACAAGTCCAAGGTAATAAAAGTAACCGGGCTTAATACAGCAAGTTTCTATCGCACCGAAGTTAAGACCATGATCGTTGAGGTAACCGATCCGCATAAGTCTAAGGAATAGCCAATGCAACTCGATGAATCCTACCTCACTCATGGCTCTGCCAGTCCATTCCTTCCCGGGACCAAAATCCAGTATGCTTGGGACAGCACCTGTCTCGGGATGATCAAAACCTGCCCACGGCTCTACCAGTACACCATCATCGATGGTTGGGCAGTCAAGGACGAATCAATTCACCTGCGATTTGGAATCGAATATCACTCAGCCCTGCAAGACTACGACATCGCCAGAGCTAATGGAGCAGAACATGAAGATGGAATACGAACCACGGTGCGAAATGTTCTCGAACGAATGGCCGGATGGGAAGTCGATCGGGACACTAAGACAGGTAAGTATAAGAACCCTGAAACTCTCATTTCTCTCGTGGTGGATTATCTTGACCATTATAAGGATGACCCCGCCGAGACCTACATCAAGTCAGATGGAACCGCGGCGGTAGAATTGAGTTTTCGGTTCGAGCTTGACTGGGGGCCAGAGGCAGGACAACGAGATATTAGTCATCTTGATCTTGATACGCCTGCGGGTATGAGTGCGGCTAATACTGCGAACCAACCCTACCTCCTCTCCGGTCACCTCGATCGCGTGATCAACTTCAACGACAACCTATTCGTCCTCGACCACAAAACCACAACCACAACTCTTTCCGACTATTACTTCAACCAATACGAACCCTCGAACCAGATGACCCTCTACTCCCTCGCCGGTGCAACCGTCCTAGACGCCCCGATCAAAGGCGTCTGTATCTCCGGCGCGCAGATTATGTTGCAGGACCCCCACCGTTTTGTTCGCCGATTCACCTACCGTACCCCGGACCAACTCGACGAATGGCTTATGGACCTGCGGTTCCACCTTGCCAATGCCGAACACTATGCCACAGTTGAATATTGGCCGATGAACGATGTATCATGTGATAAATTTGGAGGTTGTAAATTTAGAGGTGTGTGTTCTAAATCACCGCAAGTACGCGAGATGTTTCTTAAAACAGATTTCGTAAAATTGGAGCCAGAACAGCGTTGGAACCCCTTATCTCCCAGGTGAGAGGTTATTATGACTGATCTTCCCTCTTGGCTTCGTTATCCGCCAAACTGTTGCGAGACTTGTGTAGGTTGGCAACGTATAAGTGAACATACCGGCACCTGCCAAAAAGACAACGCGCTTGACGTAGCTACCATCACCGACTCTCGTTATCGCTGTCCCTCATTCTACAGGAAACCCGACGATGCCCAGCCTCTCAACCCACCAGTCGAATAACTTCACCAAACTTTTGTTGCTCGGCGATGCTAAATCCGGTAAGACCGGCTCGCTCGTCTCCCTAGTTAAAGCTGGCTACCGTCTTCGCATCCTTGACTTAGACAACCTTCTTGATATACTTAAGTACAAAATCATCGAGGAGTGCCCCGACAAGCTCGACAACGTCGAATTCCGCTCGGTCCGAGACAAGTACAAGCCCGGCCCCGGTGGCACCATGATCGACGGCAAGCCCAAGGCTTGGACCGACTCCCTCAAACTCCTGAATAACTGGAAGTACACCGATGAAACTTCCGGGGAGGAAATTGACTATGGAAGCCCTGCTGACTGGGGTACCGATACCATTCTTGTTATCGATAGCTTGTCTCGCTGGTGTGACGCTGCTTATGATTTCCATGAAGCCATAATCCCGCGCGGTAAGTCCGGCGATTACGACGGTCGCGCAGTCTATGGCAACGCCCAAGACGATGTTGAAAAGCAAATCGCGATGCTGATGTCCAACACCATCCGCACCAACGTCATCGTCATCGCTCACGGAACCTATATGGACCTGCCGGATGGCACTAAGAAAATCTTCCCTCAAGGCGTCGGGCAGAAGCTCTCGCCGAAAATCCCGCAGTACTTCCCGAATTACGTTCGCTACAAAAATAAATCCGGGAAGCGCACGATCCAGCTTGAATCCGATTCCATGATCGATTTGGCCAATACTCGACCGAACACCCTGAACAAGGAACTTCCGATTGAGACTGGCCTAGCTGACTTCTTTCAGGCGCTGCGAGATACGCCTGTACAGGAGAAACCCAAGTCCATCTCGCTAATAAGGAAATCTTGATGTCCACCCTTGCAATCAAGAACCTTTCCATTTCGCTAGAAGCTCTCAGTCGTGTCCAGAGTAGTTACACTCTAGCCTACGATATTGAGAAGCTTCTAAAAGCCGAAATCAAACTTGAAGAGGAGAAACACGAACAGATTAAAGCCTCGCAGGAAACTCCTGCTGTTTCCAAGTCCACAAACTACGACGACATCCCCTTCTAACCCAAGGAACCAAACATGAACGACAAGCCCAATTTCGCCTCTATTATGGACGAAGCCCCGACTGAAATTGATCGCCCGAAGCCGCTTCCTGCTGGTACGTATCTTTGCGTAGTTGCTGGACCTGCTGAAAAGGGTAAATCCTCGAAGAAAGGAACCGATTACAGCATGTTCACCCTTAAGCCTCTGCAGGCCGAAGATGACGTTGATGAGGCTGAACTCGAGGAAGCCGGAGGCCTTGAAAATAAGACTCTTCGCGCCACGTTCTATGAAACTCCCGATGCGATCTACCGCCTCGATGAGTTTCATGAACATTGTGGCCTCGATATTTCCAAGCCAATGTCTCGGCGCATGCGGAACGATGAAGTCGTCAACGCGCATGTTCGGGCGGTGGTGAAGCATCGTACTTCCGAAGATGGTACTCGCATCTATGCGGAAATCGCGCGGACGCTGAGCGCAGACTAACACCAACCGGGAGGGGTTTCGGCCCCTCCCAATTCCGGAGATAGGTGATGTCGTCAGAGGAAATGCACAAGCTAGAAATTGTTCAAATCGTAATTACAAAATCTAAACTTGGTTTTAAAGTTGCATTAATGAGTAGAACAGCAACTGTAGATTCATTGGTGTATGATTCTCAACGCAAAATTTTTGACGAGATAGAATACATAATCACGCAACTGAGCATCCCATGAAACCCATCATCCTCCTCGGCGAATTTCGATCCGAAATCGACGTTCGCCTGAACTCAGATTTCCTCGGCGGACCCGGCGCGGAACTAATCCGTATGCTTGGCGAAGCCGGGGTGATCAAACTCAGCTGGGCCGATCGGGATTACCTCCATACCTACTACTCCAAGTCCGATCCCTCTGCCCTCAAAGCCATCTGGGGACTACACCCAGAAGTCTACCGGCTCAACGTCTTCCAAACCCACCCACCAGCCAATGACCTACTTCACTTCTGTGGAGGCAAAGCCGAGGCCCTGCCGGGCTACCCGCCGCTGCTGAAATCGAAATACGTCCGCGAGGAGTTTGAATATGAGCTTGATAGAGTGGCTGAGGCCATTATGGTTCATGATCCTAATCTTATTGTATGCTTTGGGAACACCGCCCTTTGGGCCTTGGCTGGTAGAACAGGCATCTCCAAACTCCGTGGTACGACGTTACTATCCACACATACAGCTGCTGATTTTAAGCTTCTTTCTACTTACCATCCTACTGCTATTATTCGCCAATGGGACAATCGTCCAACCGTAATCGCTGATCTAATGAAAGCCCGTCGTGAATCTGCCTACCCCGAAATCAGGAGACCGCCCCGTGAAATCTGGATTGAACCCTCACTCGACGACATACGAACTTTCATTGCTGAATTCATCCGACCCGGTTGCCTACTTTCTGTCGATATTGAAACAGCTGGACAGCGAATTACGTGCATTGGATTCGGTCCACGACCAGACCTTGCGATCGTTATTCCGTTCGATGACGACCGAAGAAAGACTGGCTGCTATTGGCCAACTCGGCAGGATGAATGTACTTGTTGGAATCTTGTCCGGGAAGTTCTTGAGGATGGAAGGATTCGCAAGCTCTTTCAGAATGGCGCATACGACATCGCCTTCCTCCTCCGCGCCTACGGAATAAAGACAATCGGGGCCGAGGAAGATACGATGTTGTTGAGTCATGCGCTACAGCCGGAATCATTGAAGGGATTAGGCTATCTCGGCTCGATCTATTCCGATGAAGGCAGCTGGAAGGGTATGAGGAAAAAGGCTGAGACGATTAAGAAGGATAATTGAGATGAAAATCCATGTTGAATTAGACACTCAATGTGCAGAGGAACCGCTTAGGATTGGTAACGTGTATAATGTTAAAGGCGGATATGGTTCTCGTGATGGGCACATGCAAATATGCATTGCAATCACTGAACCCAAACCTTGCATAGGCCGCTGGGCACTTATGCTGGTTGTAGATAAGGAAGGCAATCCTGTTAATGTTACTCGATATGGAGTACACGTTTTTGAGGATCGTCAGCCTATCGCATTTGTGGATGGATTTGAGAATCTCGAATTCGTGATGAGGTCACTTTGAAAATCATCCGCACCCACGAAGCCGATCCAGAAGCCTACACCCCATTCGAGCGGGAGATGATCTACAACGGCCTCGATGTCTGCGTTACTCGCGATTGCCTCGATGCCATGCTTCCGCAGTTGGATGAACACACGGAGAAAACGTATGAGTTCTCAAAAGCCCTACAGGGGCCTACTCTCGAAATGCGCGTCCGAGGGGTTCTCGTTGACCAAGCTCGCAAGGCCGAAGTCATCGACGAATACTACGCCATCATAGAAACCCTCGAAGCCCAACTCGAACGAATCGTACTTGACGGGGTTGGTTTACCTTCCTTTAACTGGCGATCCCACCGCGACCTTCATAAACTCTTCTACGACACCTTCGGACTCCCGACAGTCCGCAAGGCTGGCCGGCCTACTACTGACCGCGGTGCTAGAGAAAAGCTCGGAATATACCCAATTGCAGAACAGATTATCAAACATATCAATACTCTCACAGAACTTGGAGACAAAATCAGCGTCCTTAAAACAGACCTTGATGCAGACGGACGTATCAGAACTAGCTATAACATTGCAGGGACTTCAACTGGAAGATTCTCCTCTAGCTTCTCTGAATTCGGAACTGGTGGGAATCTACAGAATATCGAAGAATCTCTTAGATCAATATTCATCGCTGACCACGGATATAAGTTCGCTAAGTGCGATGCTAAATCCGGAGAGTCATTCGCAGTCGGCGCAATAGAATGGAACCTATTTCATGATGGAAGATACCTTGAAGCCTGTGAATCTGGCGATCCCCATACAGCAGTTGCTAGAATTATGTGGCCTAAACTCGGCTGGACAGGTAACCTTAAGCAAGATAAGCATATCGCCGAGCAACCATACTACAGACATTATACATATCGATTTATGTGTAAAAAACTTGGTCACGGATCGAACTACGGAGGTAAGCCTCAAACTCTATCTGAACAAGCCAAGGTGGAGCTCGACGTAGTCCGCCGCTTCCAACCCGCTTACTTCTCCGCTTTCCCTGCACACCTGCTCTGGCAAGACTACGTCGACAACACCCTCCGTAAAAACGGCTACCTCATCTCTCTCCTCGGCCGCAAACGTTGGTTCTTCGGCCGACGCAACGACCCCTCGACCCTTCGTGAAGCCATCGCCTACGATCCTCAGTCCTCCCTCGCCGACATCGTCAACACCGCAATGCTCAACATCTGGCGCAAGAACTATGTAATGATCATGACACAAGAACATGATGCGATTACTTTCATGTACCCAGAACATCTCGAAGATGAAATACTTCCTCAGTTAATGAATGATCTTGTTATTGATGTTCCACTTGCACACGGAAGAACTCTTCGTATTCCATACGATGCAGAAATCGGGTGGAATAAAGGTAAGTATGATCCAGTTAAGAATCCAAATGGTCTAAAGGAGTACAAAGGTCATGACAATAGAAAGCGAATTAAAGAGGCCGGACTTCTCGACAGAATTGTCGCAAAAAGAACTACATGAATGGCTTAGTTACGACACGATCAATGGAAATTTTTATTGGATAAAATCTCCGTGTAATGGAATAAAAATCAATGATATTGCTGGGCATATAGATGAATCAAAAAAGTATGTTATCATTAGTTTACGTGGTAGACATTATTACGGACATGTATTAGCATGGTTCTATGTTTATGGTGTATGGACTAAGATAGATCATAAGAATAGAATAGGTGTGAATAATTGGATCAGCAATTTACGCCCAGCTACAGCGCAACAAAATAACAGAAATCAAAGTATCAGAATAGACAACATGCTTGGTGTTAAAGGTGTTACTCGTAGCGGTAACAAATATGTAGCACGAATTCATGTTGATGGTCGTAGCATATATCTTGGTACATTCAATACAATTGAGGAAGCTAGCTGTGCCCGATCCAAAGCGGAAATCAAACACTTCGGAGAATTTGCTGCCACAAGGGAAGCGTAAACTCGGTAGCTGGATCGAATCGTTCATCGACCAAACCGAAAGCCTGCATTCACCTAAAATCTTCCGGCGATGGACCGCGATCAGTACCATCGCTGCGGCGCTGGAGCAGAAGGTTTGGTTGAAGACAGGCATGCGCCCGATGTTTCCAAACATGTTCATTTTCCTCGTCGCGCATCCGGGTGTGGGTAAAACCAGAACCATGCGCGAGGGAACGCATTATGTTCGAGCGCTGCCGGAGTTTCATCTTGCTCCGATCAGCATGACCTTTGCGTCGCTGGTGGACAGCCTCGTCAAAGCCAAACGCGTCCTGATCCGTCCCGGCGATGACGCGCTGGAATACAACTCCCTCTACATCGCCGCAGACGAACTCGGCGCGTTCATTCACAAATATGACAACGAGATGATCGATGGGCTATCCGCATTCTACGACCCCGATCCATATTCCCAAACCCGGCGAACCTCAGACATTCGCATCAAGATCGAATCCCCACAGCTAAACATAATCTGCGGCACAACTCCCCAGAACCTGACCCAGCTACTTCCAGAGAAAGCATGGGGCCAAGGTTTTACCTCCCGCCTAATCATGGTGTTCTCAGATGAGCGAATTATTGGGGACGACTTTGCCCCACCAGTCAAGTCCTTCTCAGACGACCTTGCCAATGATCTTGACATCATCAATGGTCTTGTCGGGGAGTTCGAAGTCACCGCGGATTATCGAGACTTGGTTAACAAATGGCGTCAGTTGGGCGAGTCACCCGTTCCTAATCATCCCAAGCTCATACATTATGTCACGCGCAGGCGGGCGCATCTATATAAGCTGTCGATGGTTGCAGCTATCGATCGAAGTAACGCTCTCATCCTCACCCGCGATGACTTCAACACCGCGATGAACTGGCTCCTCGAAGCCGAAGACACCATGCTAGAAATCTTCAAAGCCGGTGCCACCAACGCGGACGCCCAAGCCATGGAGGAAATCATGCACTTCGTCAAAATTAACGATCGGGGCCACGGAGTATCCGAGCAGAAAATCACGCGCTTCGCCAGTGACCGAATTCCGCTGCACTCGGTCGCGCGTGTCGTAGATATCATGGAAAGATCAGGGCAGATATACTGCAAGGGCGAAGATCGGGCGACTAAAATCCGGTACTTCGCCGCATTTGAACCCTCAGGTCCACCTACTTAAAAAAGTGATTAATCACCCACATAATCATACCACCAACGAACCCACCAACAATACCAATAATCGTAATCATTCCATTCTGTCGATCACGAGTAGATTCCAATGAATCAATTTTCCCGGATAATATTTTCACATCACTCTCAACCCCAGCCAACCGGCCCTGTGCATTTCCAATATGAAACGCGACTTCTTTCAACGACAACGCCGCATCATGCAATTCCCGCGAGGTATCATTCAACGCCCCCTTCATCTCTGATACCGCTTCACGAAAAAATATTTGAGATGCTTTAACCTCAGCCAGATCGGAACGGAGCTTTTCCATATCAATATCCTCTGTCATTTACTGCCCCATCCACAGATAGCTTTACCTACCGCGTTATGTTCTTTCACCTGCCCGATCGTCCCGGCCGTGTCAGCCTTTGACCAGTAAATCGGCCGCCACGGATCGCAGCTAATCTCGCCTGAACCCATCGTCGTCTGGCATCCGGTCAGGGTGCTTAGTAAGGTCAGCGCGCACAGCTTCCCGAGCAGCGATTGCCTTGGTGAGAATCTCATGCTGCTTCTCCAATTCGCTTGCGACTTGTTTACTCTGGCCCGCATC